TTGGGATCGGCCTGCATGGCGCGGTTGGCCTTTTGCACAAAAGCATCGCGAATCGACATGGCCTCGGCTGCCTTGCCGCTGGCGAACAGTTCATCGACCTGGGCGTTGACCCGATCGGCCTCGACCGCGAGCGCCTGTTGCGTGGCCTGGGTCGGCCCCATGCTCGGTTGCACGGGCGCAGCCTGCACAGGCGCGCGGGACGCCTCGATGGCCTGCTTGATGCCATCGCGAATGCTATCGACCGCAGTCTTGAGCGAAGCGTTGGGGTCGGGTGGAGTCGGGGGATCGCCCTCGGGATTGGGATCACCCGTACCGCTACCATCGGGATCGTGTAGGAACTTGGCGAGGCCAACGAGTTTCATGTGCGCTCCGCTTGGTGCTGTCGGCGTTGTAGCTCCTTGCCGATCGCGTCCAAGAATCTCTCGACGAGTAGTATATCACGATCCGCCTGGGCGAGAACACCTTGACTGTATTTTAATTTCTCGGCTGGCACATCGGGGTCCGCGAACTGCTTGACTATGTACTCACGGTCACGCCCGATATAGGCTTTGAGAACGGTCCAAAGTTGATCGTCCTTGAACTGGGCCGCCTTGACGCGCAAATGTGAGAGATCGGCGGTGGTGAGGTCCTTGAGCCCGCTCATGGCGTGTCGTCCGCGTGGAGGGCGATCATCACCTCGCCGTCCCCAACGATCCAATAGGGAAGACGCCGTCCGTTCCAGAACACGGGACGACCGGCGAACTCGTCGATTATCACGCGATCGCCCGTGCGAATGTCATCGGGGTCGATGCCAGGACCGACGAGAAGCACACGCGCCTCGATGCCATACGTGGCGCGGGTGCGTGCATCGTTCGCGGGTGCGAGGACATGCTCGCTGACCCGGCGTACATCAAGGTCCTCGATCGCCACCACCTTATCGACGAGCAGACGGGCGCCGCGGAGCTTGAGACACGCAAGGTCGAACTCGGTGGACGGGTCCATGGCACAGGCGCAGCGATCGCACAGTTGTGGGGCGAGCGGTGCAAGGGGCGCGATCTGCGAACTCATAGCCCGCACCGCATGGCGACGACGATCACGGTGATAGCGACGGCCGCGACCAACCCGGTAGCGATGAGCAGGCTGCGGTCCTCGATGCGCGTGCGCCTCACTTGCGCGCCCGCCATGACGAGAGCTTGAACTGAAACGCGAACGCCACGCGGCTGGTCGTTCGACCGTCCACCGAATACGGCACGAGGAAGTCGCGGCACCCAACGCGGAATGGTGTCTCGCCAGTCGTGCCGTCAATACGCATCTTGCTCGCATCGAGGGTGAAGAGGAATGGCTTGGCTCTCGGAACGATGGTCAACGCGAAACCAGGATCAAACTGGTCAGCGTAGTTGACCAAGGGGCCGAGGTAGACATCGACCTTGGGCGACGAGCCGATGATCGAGTCGGCGGCGAGTGTTGGAAGCGCGAGAAACGCGGAGAGCAGGGCGAGGAAGGCGAATCGATGTGGGGTCACTGTGAACCTCCATGACACGATCGCTTGACGAGATCGTCAATGCGAAGATGAATCGCGGCGTTGTCGTCACGAAGCACACGGCGAGCCTCGACATTGGTGGCCGCCAACGCTTCAAGCGCCTGGGCAAGATGCAGCACACCCACGCGAAGCTCGCCGACTTGACGGTACATCAAGATATTGCCGGTAACGGCGGAAATCAAAAGCCCACCGAGAACGACCGCGGCGATGCTGTCCGTAATCACAGCACAATACCTGTACGCATTTCGTGTTCGAGGCGCTGCGCCCGCTGACCCACCTGCCCATACCACTTGCTCGCCTTCATCTCATCGGCCGCGTCCTCGTACCGCATCTCGTCCACCGCGGCGAGGAAGTGGACGAACTTCGAGAGCGTGGCACGGCCCATGTTGAAGGCCATATTCGCGCACACGTTCTGCCGCACGACATCGAGCGCCAGCCAATTCGGGATGAGCGACGCGGCGTCCCGCTGCGCCGCGAGTACGTCGTTCATCAAGAGGGTACGCGCCTCTGAGTCGCTGATCCCATTGTCTTCAAGGTTCCGCCCATACCCGATAGTCCACTTGCCCGCGGGGCACTTGTAGAGGCGATGGCGCCCTGCCACGACATTCGAGCCCTCGTCCTTGGCGCAGGCATCCACGAGCGCATTGAGTCCAGTGATCGCCACGATTACAATCCCGAGTTGGTGATCGCGGTTGAGACTGCGGTGAGCGCGGTCGAAGCGGTCGCGACCTCGGCAGCGAGGGCTATGGTCGCTGCATCGCTCATACCGAGCCCAGCGACAACCGCGGCATCGACGGTTGCCTTGGCGATGGCGAGATCGGCTACGGCAGTCGCCAGGGCGGCCTGGATGACGGTGATCTTGCAGCGCACGACGCCATCGCTGACGTGTTGGGGAATGCGGGTAATCATAGCGATCTCCTAGTTGTACGGCCCCGAGGTCCAAATCGGTGAGAAGCAGACCTCGATGATGTTCGAGTAATCGGCCGACCGATTGCCCGTGTTGTCGTAAGTCTTAATCGCGAACTCATAGCTCTGATACGGCGCACACTGGGGACACCATCGCTGCAAGGGGATCGGGAAGTCCGCGCCGAGGCAGAACCGGGTCTCGGCGATTCCATCTGGAGGGTCATCGAGATCGTCCCACCGGCATGCGATCTGCGCGAGGACGTTGAACCCTCCGCTCCCCGTGTCGCGCCAGTAGATCGAGTACCCCGCGAGGTCCGCGTCGGCCACCTGATCCCACGAGACGACCGGGGTCGGCGTGGCGCAGGGACGCACGTCGCCGTTGTCCGTGCATGTCGGCAGCGGGATGCATGCGGTCGCGGCGAGGAGCAACATAGCGAGGATCATTGCGCGGCACCGGGCGCGCCGGGCGGGGGCGCGGCGGCGGCGATCGCTGCCGCGAGTTCGCTCGTTTTCGGGAGTAGCTCGCTGGGGTTGTGAATGGCGTCAATCGTGTTGAGCAGGGCGCGCGTACCGTTCTCCATCTTCTGCAAAACATCCATCAACGCGGTTTGCAGCGGCGCGGGCATGGTCGCGGCGAGTTGTGCGTATTTAATGATGCGATCATAGTGACCCTGTAGATACTGCCCAACCACGAGAAGCTGTTGCTTCATCGCCTCTTCGGTCGCGGCGGCGTCGGTCGCGTTGAAATTGATGATGAAGCGCGAGCGAAGGTCGAGTTCGCTGGTCGAGAACACGCTATCCTTGAGCAGCCGCGCGCCAGCCGGGCCGAGCGAGGCGATCAACGTGTCCTCGGGGAGCCGCAACTTCCAAAGCGACATGGTGAGATAGACATTCTCGGTCATCACCTCGCCGAAGTTGGCGATTGCGTGACTGGTAATGACCCGCGAATCCTTCTTGATCTCAAGACCGAGCGAGGCAGGCACACGCTTGCCCGACTCGACATTGCCAAGCGCCGATTCATCAAGGCCGAGCAGGCGCATCACGTACTTGAGCGAGTTCATCTCCTGCGCGATCGCCGCCTGCATGCCCTCGGGTGAGCCCAGTGGGATCGGCACCACGTCCTCGGAGGGGCGCTCGGTGGAGATGTGATCGCCCGGTAGAATAGGTACATCACCACCGAACTCGTCATCCGCGCCGCTGTCGGTGCGCAACACGATCACATGTGCGATCGCACGCTTGGCCGACTCGATGCCGAGGTTGTGGATCAGGTCGGTCTCGTCTTGAACACCGGCGAGCTTCTCGCACACACCCTGCCCCTCGGGATTCGTGGCATCGGGGTTGCGATCGAAGTTGAGTATCGAGATCGGCCGCACGCCGCGGGGGATGTACGAGTAACGCAGTCCCAGTAGAACACCGCGCGGGGTCTGTCGATACCCGACCAGTGCGACCGGGAGGCCGTCATCGAACAGTGGATAGTCGAAGTAAAGCATGTCGCAATCGTGGGTCTGATACGCGACATGAGCACCACCCGCGGAGGTGTTCTCGCTGATCCCCTGCCCCTTGACCGACTCGACCGCGGCCTCATTCAAATAGCCGCTCGCCTGCATTTCGAGCATGTCTTGCCAAGACCAAATGAACTGACGGCCGACGAAGGGCATAGCTTGCGTGTTCGTCCCAAATCCGAGGGGGTAGATGAGATCGTCCTCGACGATCGCATCCCAATGCACTCGCCCAAGTATCGTGAGCTTCGTGAGGCGCCCGGCCATGGCGTCAAACACCCAACGCACACGATCGGGCTGAATGTCAACCGTGAGCCCGCCCGTGCCCATCGGCACGTAACCAGTAATGATCTGGTCACAAGCCTCAAGGCCGCCGAGTTCGCGCGGGTTGCGGAACGCGGCGTCAAAGAAGGTGACCAGCTTGCGGGCGGCATCGGTCGCGGTGGGGTCATCAAGACTGGCGTTCGGGACGACCACGATGAGCGGATCGTTCTCGATGGTCCCCGCGCGTACCCGCGCACGAACGGCCGCGCTGGCCCACACGGTAAGCGGCACCGACAAGTTCGATTGATCGCGCCGCTGGGCGGGTCGATGCGCGACACCCGCGAGTGTCTTGCGATAGGCGGTACGCGTCTCGTCATTACGCGATTTGCGCGTGGCGATCGCCGCACTCACGCCCTCTTGCAACCAGGCTTCGATCTCGCGCCACTTCTCATCGCTGATGTTGTTGACAACGGGCACGTCCTGCATGTTGGCGAGCGTGCCACGGGAGATGCGCACGTCGAACGTGGTGATCTCGCTGTTGAGCGACTTGGGGGGCGTGTTCGCCGCCGCGAGCGGTGTGGCGGTCGCGGTGCCGTAATCCATTTCACCCATTGCTAGCCTCGCTCACGGCAGCGCTCAAGGCCTCGCTCAAGGCGCGCAAGCCGAGCCGCCAATCGAAGCATGGAATGTGACAACCCTCGGGCACAGGCTCCCAAGCAGGGCTCTCGCACAGGACCTCGACACATTGCGTGCTGAAATTGAGACGTACATTGACGATCTTGGCGTCATCGGGCATCTCAATCCACGAGTCGCCGGTGAAGAGCGCCTTTTGAAACTCGTCTTGCCCGATGACCGCGATGCGCATACCCATTACAGCGGCGCTCCTGTTCTACCCGCAGCGGCTAGTCGCTGCTCACGTCGCGATTGCCTGGCGAGGCGATGCTCGTCCATTGTAGCACTCCCGCGATAGCTTCCAATCACCTCTTCGGCCTGCGCACCGGCGTCGAGCGTGTCCACGGTCCCGGTGGGGAAATGGCGGGCTTCGGTGCGCGGTAGTTGCAGCCCGGCACGTACGTAGAGAAGGTCCTGTGAGAGCACGAAGCCTAGTCGGCGGCGGATGCGGTCGGCCTTGACGAGTCCTTTGGCGGGCTTGACCAGTTCGGGCTCCGCGATGCGCAAGGGTGGACGCTGCGCGCGTGCAAGATGTTGAATTGCACTCGACAAGTAACCCTGCGCGGCCACCTTTTCGATCACCACACGGGGCGTGCAACGCGCCCGTTCGACCACGAGCTTGACCATGTCCACGATCGCCGCCTCGGCACGCCCCGAGTCAGCGGCCCAGCGCTCGGCCACGCACTCTAACCAGAATCGACGGCCGGTCACACGATCGCGACTCGCCCACAAAATTGCGGTTCGCGCGCTGCCGGGCTCATCGCTGGCGGCGGGGTCAACCGAGATGATATGCGGGGCCATCGAGGCGAGCGGGATGACCTCCTCGCCACCCGCGGCCACCGGGATGATCGCGCACCACTCACGCGATAGCTGGCCGCGCTGGTCACGAACGGGACGCACCTCGACGATAAACGGGTGCATGCGGGCGGGATCGAGATCCGCGGCCTGTGTGGGATCGTTGAACAACTGAGCAGCGACCTTGGCGGGGTCACCCACGTCGGCGATAACGCGCTCGATCGCGGCCATATCCGGGGTGCGTTCCAGCCAAAGGGGCTCTTGCGTGGGTGCGCACTCGCGTGCCGTGTCGCTGCCCCACCGTCCGCACGAGCCCGAGCCATGCACGCGACACTTCAAGATTGATCGGCGCCAGATCGACCAATCGGGGTACTCGTCGTGAATCAGCGAATTGACATCATCGAGCAGCCAACGATTACCCTCGACGATGACGAAGCCGCCCTCGGGTGACCGTGGATCACGGTTCTCAAGTAGAAACGCGGCTGTCTTGACAAAGTCACGCTGCCGGGCCATCTCGGTCGGCGAGCGGTAGTTGTGATCGCCCACGAGATCGTTGAAGATCACGCCGTCCGCACGACCACCAACGATCGCGGTCTCAGCGCCACCCGCGCGCACGAAGTTGTTCGACTCGGTCACGTTGAGGCGGCCCGCGGGGGTCCATTCGTGCGAGTTATATTCGCACTTATAGGCGCGTCGGTTGGGATTGGGCCAGATGAACTCTGGGAAGCACCAGCGTAGTAATGGATTCGTGTTCAAGATGTTCAACGTCGAGCCGGTGAAGCGCGCGGCGTTCGACTCACTGTCGCCGAGAATGAGCAGCCGCGAATCAGGCCCCTTGAGGTGCATGTGCGCATCGAGGAACTTGCGAGCACGCGCGGTCTCATTGGGATCGTCCAGGTCATCATCGGGACGTTGGATCAGCACGAACAGCGGCACCGTTCGTGTGCAGCCACTCGTCTTGATATACCCGCGTGGATCTTCGAGTAGGCCACGTTTACCATCGCACACAACGTGCTGCACCCAGTTTTGCCGTTCGAGAAACGTGGCGGCGGCCATGAGGTTGCGTGGTTCGTTCCAACTGGTGATGATCTTCGACACGAGGAAGAGTGAGCGGCGGAACATCGCACGAAACACCATCTTGGCCTTGATGTCATCGCGACGGATGTAATCGTCGAAGTCGCGCGCGGTGAGGTTGCCGACATCGGTCATCGCGCGGCCCGCAA